TTTTCACCAGTGCGACGATTCTCTTGTTGCTCGTGTATTACTTTAATAGTCATGATATTTTCCTTTTCATTTGATATAACTAGTATATCTGATTCGCGAGTTAATGTCAATAGTTTATTGCATTAATACTCTAACAACTTCACCAGCTGGGTTCAACATTGTATGAACAACCCGAGTCGTGTGCCTCTGAGTAGTCCTACATGTCCACCAAGTTTCCGCTTCTGCTTGAGTCTCAACCAAAACAGCGCTTTGTGCCAATTCCCTAGTAACAGGACACAAGGTGGTCAAAGTTGTTCTCAATTCCCAAGTCATGATTTTTCCTATGCTAAACAAAACTCTTCTTCAAATTCATCAGCTAAACGCTCAAAGCATTCATCGATGTATTGTGAGTTGTACCAAATTCTAAGTCCCATATACATGTCGGACTCAACGAAATTCCAAAAGTCAGTTGAACCAACACCAGGACGTGTGTTGAACTCGCAATTAACCGCAAGATCAAAACATTCAATTACGTCTGCTTTGATTGCTGAACCGTCTTTAAGATGAACAATTCTTGACATTTGGTTTTTTCCTTTTTGTTTTCATTTGATATAATTAATATAACTGATTCCAAACCAAATGTCAATAGCAAAATGAAAATGTTTTATTTCTTTTTTTCATTTATTATTTCAGCTTCTCTTGCTTTCCAGGCTTGTTCAAACCCAATTTCATGAATATAATTTTCGTGATTACCCCATAGTCTTTTAAAATAAGAATGATAGATGGCTTCTATGTCTTTGTCAGACCAAGATTTATCAATAAGTTTACCTCTTATAATCCAATTAAAACGATTAGCTTCTTTACGAATAAATGGAGAACACATGAAAAGGCTCCTTATTTTAGATAACGTATTATTTATCTAATGCTTTATCTAAATAACCGTGGTTACCTTCGTGTGTTGGGGATACCCATCCTTCAGGTTTAATAAGATCAGGTAATCCAAATGGATTAGGCCTATCTGATTTAACACCGGGTTCTTTTTGCATATTTGCCATCCATACACGATTCCATGCTTCCCACGCGTCAACACCAAATACATCAAGAGTACCAATAGCAAAAACACAAAGATCAATTAGACCATCAACAATTTCTTCAGGGTCTTTATTATCTAGTGCATCATATGTTTCGTCAAGTTCTTCTTTACACATATCAAGGCGAAACTTAATATATTTTGCCATTAGATCTTTGTTGTCTTTATTTTTTAAAAACCATTCGTCTACACCAAATTTATGGTGCATATTATTAATGTCGGCAACCCAATTCTCACTCATTCACTTCTCCTTTTAAGTGTGTAATCATATCTTTAATACGCAATTTTTCTTTTTTTGCTTTTTTTACAACTTCGTCTGGTGCTTTTTCGGCTTCTAAGGCTTCAACGAGTTTATGCTGATGTGCATGTGCATCTTCAAGAAATTCCAATCTACGTTGAATGTTTGCCATATTGTTCTCCTATATAAAGAAATCCTCAAGTGTATTAACTTTAACTGCGTTCCATCCGATAGCTTCAAGAATTGATTCTATTGGACTAAGAAACACCTTCTCAAATTGTTTATCATAGTCAATGTAGTTTGTCAATCCAAATTCAGCAGGCAAAACCCCTGGGAACGAAATAATGTTTTCACGAATAGGATTTGGCATTTTTAAATAAACAAACTTAATCTTACCACCGCCTTCAATTGACTCATACCTTTTATTTAGCTCAAGTTCTTTAAGGCGATTATTATATAAGATACAACCACGAACATGCATTGGACAACCTTTCTTATAAGTATCTCCTATTTTATACTTATCAATGTTGTCTGTTCCTGAGTTACGCCCAATATCTTCAGGTGGTAGTCGGTGAAACTCTTGTCGGAAATCTTCAATAAATTTTTGTATTGCTTCTTCACCATCATTCATAATAACTTCAAACGATTTTTTAAGTCTCTCACGACATACTTCTGGTGTTGACGAACGAACGGACTCAAGACCTGTAACTGATATTTTTGGAATTTCATAGTGTACACCTTCAGAATTTAGCGTATTCATAATATAACGTTTCTTAGCAATGAATACAGATTTGTCTGTAATTTTTTCGCGTTTCATACTCATTGCTTGGCGATATGCGCCCATCTTTTTCGCTAACTCTTGATAGCCTTCATCAATGATAGGTTCAATTTTTATTTGGCAAACTTTGTCAAGAAACTCTTCTCCTTTTTTGCGATCAATATCTACAGTACCAAAAGTTGCTTTAATGATAGGAGCCATATCCACATAGATGGAGTCAGTATCAATATATACGATATAATCTTCATCTGTTTTAAGTATTTTATTCATATAATTATTAACAGATTTTTGAGCATATCGAATAGAAAGCTGACCTGATGTTGTAATTGCCTCAGCCATATCGTTAATATAATAAAGGAAATATATATTAGCCATAGCGCCATAAAGACTGTTCATACTAATCTTGATAGCCATTTGAGCATTGTGCAATTGATTTGCTTCACGTTTTAGTTTTTCTTTTTCAATAGGATCTGTTGCATTTTCAAGTTGTTGCTCAACGGTTAACATATTCTTTTTAATGATTTTACGATTACCATAATACTCGTCAATAATTTCAGGAATGATGCCACGAAACTCATTCGTAAAGCATGCACCGTTTGCGGCTACGGACATATTTGGTTTTTCACTTTGATATTTACCACTTAAAACCATATCTTGTGATACATAATCACGTTCATCCGACAAATAAGTTTCAGGAGACATATTATATTGTAGCATCAAGTGCGGATACAGAGAGTTCAAATCAAACGATACGATCCACGGATGCATACCGACCTTAGGATCTTTAACATAACCACCGACCAATTCGCCAGCACGTTGACCAGGGCCGCCTTTTACTGGAGGTACTCGTTTTTCTTTAATCAATTTACGATATAGAGTTGTTTCCCAAATTCCAACTGTACCAAACGCATCACCATAATTAACGCCACCTCCGTATGCAACAGTCATTACCAATTCAAGTAATGAAGTTTCATCTTCAAACCTTTGTATCAACCACGTATCCTTAAGATTATAGTCAAGATACAATTGTGGATTTTGTTTATATAAGTTTGTAAGGTTACCGTACTCAGAATAATCCATTTTCTTTTCGCCAAGGACAACATATGCAATATGATCAAGTTTCCAAGACTCTTGAGGACCGTACTTGTATCCAAACTTTTTAAAGGCGTCCATATAGTCAATTACGGTGATACCGCCGATACGATACGAACCCTGTTCTTTACCGAAAAACTCTCGAGAATATGGACGAACAGAACGCCAAGGAGACAACTCTTTGATACGTTCTTCACCTAACAGGTTTTTCATACGAGTAATGATGTATTGAATATCAAAGAACTCGACATTCCAACCTGTGACAATATCAGGATAGTTATTCGTCCACAATTGTAAGAACCGACGAAGCAATGCCTCTTCGGTGTCAAATTTCATAAATTGAATATCTTCTTGTGGTATATCAGTCAATGTCTTTGTTTTATCATAATCTTTACGACCGAGCAGATGATAAGTACTTGACTTTGATGATTTGAATGCAATAGAAGTAATTTCTTTATCGGCAAGATCCATATCAGGATACCCGTCCGCAACGTCAACCTCAATATCAAACGAAACAATATTAATCATTGACGAATCAAATTTGATTTCATTAGGATACTGTTCTTGTATGAATTGCGATACATAGTTTGTATTACCACAAACCTCAAGACCGTGTACATCTTTATATTGGTCAACGAATTCTTTTGCGTCTTTCATACTGTCAAAAGATTTTGGTGCCAATGGTTTTTTAGTAAAAAGAGATTGATAATCTGAATCTTTTTGCGTTGTGATAAAGAGGGTAGGTTGAAACTTAATCTTTCTTTCAAATTTAATTCCATCTTCATAACCGCGCCAAAGGATTGTGTTGCCAAAGCGCTCAACCGATGTATAAAAATTAGACATGTGTATCCTTTGTGTTATATGATAAGACTATTATATAATAGGTCATTATTAATGTCAACCATTATGCAGATATTTCGCTAAAGTTCTTTATTTTTTGAAAACGAATGTGATTATCAAATTTATCTCCAAATTGATGCCCACGATGTGAAATCACGAAAATGTTATCATCAGAGTTGAGGTTGTGTAGAGTATCAATAAGATTTTCAATTCCAACAGAATCCAGGGCTCCATCTAACGTTTCATCAAGTAAAAGCAAGTTTGTTGATACAGAATTACGGAGTTTTGCAACAGACCGCCATGCTAACATAATTGATAACGTAATACGAAGTTTCTCTCCTTCGGAAAATGATGCGTATGAAAAAGTATCCCGAAACCTTGATTTAATAATTTCATTAAAATTTTCATCAAGTTGAAAGTCAACAAATAGATCAAACGCGCCAAGGTACTTATTAATAAGTTTATTCATAACAGGAATGTACTGGCGAATAATACGAGTTTTGATACCACCGTCACGTAGCATAGTTTGTACCACATTTAATACTTCTTTATCTTCAAAAAGTTGTTGTTGAAGATTTTTAGATTCTTCGAGATTATTTGTATATTCTTCAAGCTTTGATGTATCAACTGCCTCTACTTCTTCTTCGGCTTGCACAAGCTCTTTCTTATAAGAATTAAGCGCATTCATTGACATTTTAATAGTAGCACGGTGATCACCAATAATTAAATTGTGATTTGCTAACTCATCCTCAACAGATGAGATTTCATTCATTCTATTTTCATATTCATTTATCTTATCCGATAATTCGGCTATTCCATTAGTTAATTCTTCGACCTTTTTACTCTTTTCGGTAACAATATTTTCTTTGAACGTATGTTCAATACCTTGCTTACAAGTAGGGCAATTATCATTGTCATGGTAAAAACTCAATTCTTTATTATGATTTGATAAGGCAATTTCTAAATCTCTTTTTAACTTGTTTGCTTTATCAATTTTTCCTTTTACAGATTGCTTATCTGAAATGGTTTGAATCAACTCTTCAATTTGAGTTTGTATCAATTCAATTTCTTCTTTTTCTTTTTCTATTTTTTCAATGTGTTCAGTCATTTTTTCACGAATTTTAATAACCTCATCTTCGCGAATTTTTCTTATTGATGCGTTGTGTTCTTTTGCGCTTTCCAATTTTGATTTTGTTAAATCAATTTGATAACCATTTTCTGTAATTTGGTCTTTATTATCACTTATTCTATCTTTAAGTAATAAGTTCATAGTGCTAAAGACTTGAATAT